CACATAGTATATCGTTTATTATCTATTTGTTTTATTTTCAAATCTTTTACATCTATAGTATAAGGATTTAAAAATAAAGTATAAAGATGCATAGCATTATCAATATTTTTTGGTACGTTAGGAAGATAAGCGCTTGCTCCTTCTACTACTTTAAAACTACCATTTTTATCTAAAAATATTTTATCAATTCTTGATAAATAAAATTCAAAGTCTGTTAAAATATCAGAATTAAATTTTACTAGATCTACAGTTGAAGCACCAGTACCACTATATAATCTTTGGTTCGTAGAACCTGTAATAGTAGAAGCATCATCTACTCTTGGTCTAAAATCTAAACAATCTCTTAAATCAAAAAGTGTACCTGAAGTATCAGAAGTATATGAAGGAATATTTGTATATGTTATAGTGCCTGAATATGAATCAACATCAAAATAATCTCCTGCACCATGAGAAAAATAATCAAAATTAATTAATAATTGACCTATTGGTTGAATAGATCCAGTTTTTAATTGTATTCTACCTATATCATAAAAATTATCTCTTTGACCTGTATCTAAATCGAATCTTGAAGTAATGTTTGTATCGCTAGTTGTTGCAGGTGTGGCAAAATTTGCTGACATATAAACTGCATTTAATTTAAACGCATCCGCTTTTGCTAATCCTATTACTCCAGATTGTATTGTTGTTTGAGAAGAAATAGAAACGGATGAAGCTAAATTTAATGTTTTTGTTTTTGATCCAGCACTTGTTCTGTTTACTGTTGCTAAAATTTTTATTTTTGTACTTGAATAAGGAGCTCCAAAATTTAATGTAAGTGTTTTACCTGTAGGAGAACCACCCAATGTAAATACACCACCTCCTGATAAACTTAATACGTTACCTACTACTGAAGAACCTGCAGCCGACATAACAGAAACAGTGTAATCTCCTTCATCTAAAGAATTAAATGTTTCATTTGTACCTGCTGTAATTGATGCAGAACCTGAAGATAATGTTACTACATATTGCCTTCTTACTTTAAAACTAGTATCAGTCAAACCTGCGTTTGAAGTTGTTTTTAAAGTTTTAATATTGTTATATGGTAATTTAAATATTGAAATGTTTTTATTAGACCCTTGTATTTTTGCTCGTTTTCTTATTGCTACAGTTTTTGTAGAAACATCAGAAGCTCCAACAGGAGATGATAATTCTAAAATATTATTAGATGTTATAGATTCGATTGTTCTTTCTACCGTAGTACCTGCATCTGTTGTAAATGTAATTCTATCGCCTATTCTTAATTCTGTATTAAATAATGTACCAAATCCTGTAACTGTTGACCCGTTATTTGCAACTGATATAGAACCAAACACTGTATAATTTTCTCCATATGTACTATCTAAAGCTGCATCAGCTGTAAATGTAGGAGACCCTGCCATACCAATTTGTTTTACAGAAGATAAATCAAAAGACTCACTGCCTTTATATCCGTATCTATCTTGTTGTATAACAGCTGTTAATCCTGATGTAGCACCTGTAAGTGTTTCTCCAGCAATAAAATTTCCTTTAACATCATCTAATACTACAAGTCCATGTGATAACGTTGGTGCAGAAACATAACTTGTTACGGTTACTGGATTTACTCCAGATTCATCAAATAATTGAAATGTGTTTGTTGTAGGATTTTTAACTGTATAAACAGTAGGCGTTGATACAACAGAAGAATTAACAGAATAAACTCCTCCTGTTAAAGTTATTTGCATACCTTCTTTAAGTGAATGTGATGAAAGAGAAACTTCTCCTGGACTGGCAACTGAAATACTAGATACTGAAGAAATTTTTACTGATGTTTCTTGTTGTATTATTCCTGTAGCGCCTGAAACTGATCCTGTAACTTTTTCTCCGTTAGTAAAAACGGCACCTGTTAAAGTATCTATATGTGTAAACATTTCTATATCAAATAGATAATGTCGATATATTGCACTTGTTAATGCTGAACTTGAAAATATATTTGAAGATGCTGGCCCCGTAACATATTGAAAGCCTCTTGTTTTAGCTCTACCAATTTTAGGAACAGATACACCAACAGATACTCTTTCACTTCCTCTTGTAACAGTAAGTCCGTTATATAAATTTATATTTTTAAATGCTTCTGTTTCTCCTGAAACAAAAGAAATATCGGGAGAACCAAATACGTTTGTTACATTGATAAAATTTTCTACATCAAATCTAGTATTAAATGCATTTTGAGTTTCAAAATCTCTTGCTTTATTTACATCTAAAAAAGTAGTACCTATAGTTTCAATTTCAAAACCTCTTACGTAAGCTTTTCCTGGAGATAATCCTACAGCTAGTTTTGATTCAACTCCACCATCACCTGAACTGTAAATACCTCTATTGTTACCACTTATTAAATGTTCTCTCACATCTAAATCGAAATCTTTTACGGAGTAATCTCCTGATTCATCAAAGGTTCTTCTTGCTAGTGTATCTTCTAATATTGAATAATTTGTAGAACGAACTTGATTTTGTCTTATACCATTTTTTAATCTTAACAATTCAACGAAATTACTATCAGCATTTGAAGCTATTACTCTCTTACTAAGAACTAAATTTATTTTAAATCTATTTGCACCTGGTGCATTTATGTTTGATGAGCCATTTGCATTATCATTTAAAGATGTATCATCATTTGAAGTAATAATACTTTCTACTATTTCAACACCTATTCTATAACTTGGCGTATCTGTATACTTGTCTAATATTAAAGTTTGAGAAGTTACTTGAACAAAAAATCCATTAATATAATAAACTCCTTCTGCTATAGATGCCGCTGAACCTGTTGCAACTCCTGATACAACTGCTGAAACTGCTGTTGCTACTCCATTTATACTTGCTGTACCTGAAATAGTTTCACCTACTGTAAATGCTGTTGAAGTTTTAGAAGTTCCTGAGTCTAAGTATTTTACATAAATTGTATTTGGGTCTACACCATCGGTGATTACAGAATTAACACAATCTGCTCTTACACCTGAAGTAACACCAGTAAAAATAGTATTTTGTAAATTGGCTAAAGTTGCTGTTCCTGAAAAGCTTGTTAACTTAACAGCATAATAGTTTATATCAAAAGTTATTTCACCTGGAATAACCATTGCATTTTTTTCAAAAACGTGGTCTCCAAATCTTTCAACTTGATTTTGTAGTAATGTTTGTGCTTGAGTTAATTCTCTTGCTTGAACAGCAACACCTGGTCTGTAGAGTATTCTATGAAATTTTTTATCTTCATTAAAATCATCAAAGTGAGGCGAGAGATTAAAGTCTGTTGGACTTGGCATTTTTCTCCTTAAAACTCAATTACTAATTTAATATTTTCCGTCTGATCTGCGGCCCTTGTTATTGGCGCTCTATTTTCAATATATAAAACATCACCTTTATGTATATCTACTTCTGCACCTCTATAACCATTTGTAAATGTTATTTGATCCGCTGTTTCACTTGCTACTGCACTAGGAGTAGCTGTAGCGGCTGAAGTTGATCCTGTAATTATATTTGTACCACTAAAAGCCGTTAAATTACCATTAGAATCTAAACCTTCACTATTAAATCTTGTTTGTATGTAATGTAAAATTCTGTTTGCTGAATCCCATTCAACAACTTTACCTGTAGCTCCAGTTGATGTTTGAGTTATTGTTTCATCAGTTAAAAAAGTTCCTGGTGTAGGTGAAGCTGCAATTCTAATTGCTTTTGTACCTCTTAAAGTACTTGCTGTGGCTAACGTACCGCCTGAAAAAGGATTTCTTACTAAAATTATTTTTCTAAAATCGTTTTCTGCTGTAAAATCTCCTGTGCTTGCTGATTCTGTTCCCTCTAAACTTATATTTAACATTACAAAAAAGCCACCTAGTTCTGATACGGCATTGAATCCATGTCCACCTTTTGGCGATATAATAACATCTAATTCTGAATTTATTAAATTTATTGATCCTGCTGTAACAATGTCTGCATTTCTTATATAACCAAAAGTGTAATTTGTACCTGCATTTGTTACTGTTACTGATGATATAATACCTGATGCTACAACTACTGTTACTGTTCCGCTTGTACCATCTCCTCTTATAGGTATATTTGTAAATGTTCCGTTTGTTCCACCTGTTCCTGTTGATTTAATTTTTACAACATTTATAGAACCGTTAACAGCAGCGGATGATACTGTAGAATTTGTTTCTACTGCCATGTAATCTGTAGATAAAAAATTAGCTTGTTGTGTAGAAGATAAAGTGTACATATATTTCCACTTATAACCATCTCCTGTAGTTAATACAGCTGTTGAAGTACCTGTTGGTTCAATTGTTGATTGTGCATTACTGTTATTATCTAAACACTTATAAACATTTCTTACGGATGTAACTACGTAAAAACTTGCATCAAATAAAGTAGTAGCTGTACTATAAGCAGTTTGTATATTAGTTGTTCCTGTAATTCTTGTACCATAGTCGTGTCTGTAATAATCATAAACTGTAGTTGTAGTCCAGTTTCTTCGTGGTATTACAAAAGCAATATCTGAAGTTGCTATTTTTTTAATAGCTAATAAGTCATTAAAGGTATAAAATTCTTCTTGTGGACTATCTGAAGGAGTTATTGCTGCTGAATCTGTGCCTTGATTATCTGTTCTTAAATCGCCTCTTGTTTGTGTAGCCCACGATTGAGGTCTACCAATACCTAGGTAATAAGTTTCTGGTGATGCTTCTGAAAATGACTCGCTAAATTGTTCAGCGTTGTTTATTCTAAATTTATTTGTTATAATTGCTGGCATAGTTTTTAGTTTCTTTTGTTATATTTATACGACATTTTTATAAGTACCTTACTATAATAGCAGCCGAGCCTGCTGGTGCTGTTACAAAAGTTAATGTTGTTCCTGATATAGTATAATCTGTTGTTGGTCTTAAACAAGCGCCATTAACAAAAACTAATAAATCATTTACATTTCTACCACTATTTATTGTGAGTGTCGTAGTTACACCATCTCCTGTGGCCGTTTCCGTTATATTTCCTATAATTATTTTACCATTCATTCCTGAATGGTTTTGACATACGTAATATATTGTTGTGTTTAAATTAGAAGGAACTTCGTAGTATAAGATACCACTCACTTTAAGTAGAGCAGCAGCGCCAGTTGTTACTGCACCCGTTAATGCTATATGTGTTAATCCTGTTGAGTAAGCACTACCTGAACTATATGCACCTACAACTGTTTGTAAATGAAAAGGATGTGATGCTGTAACATCTAATTTAAAAGCGTAAGTGTGTCCTGGTTTAAAATATAAAGTAGGATTGTTTCCTGAATAATGTGAGTTGAATAGATATGCAGCTGAACCTGAAACTGTTACGTCTATCAATGCGGCCGTTTTAATAGAATCTCCTGCGCCTGGTACAAATTTAGCACTTGTACTGTTCCATACTAAATCCATTCCAGCTAAAGGAGCATTTGTTGATGTATCAACATCTGATAATATATTAATACTAGAGTTTTCTGAAACGATTTCATTCCAACCACCACTGTCAGCAAAATATGCTTTAGTTGTTCCGTCTGGTACAGCAAAAGCTCCTTGGTAAGTTGTTGGATTATATGTTACGTTGGCTAATAAAGTTGCACTTGAACCAGTAAAATTTTGTCTTATTTTATTTTGACTGCCTGTAGTATTAATTACTCCTGTTCCCGTTAGTGAAAGATTAGAAATAGAAGTAGTAGCAGCTGCACCTAATGTGATAGTGTTGCCACCTATTAATACTGTTGAATTGGCTAAAGAAGCATTTGGTACAGAACTTGCTCCAATAGTAAGTGTGTTGCCTGAAATAGTTGAAGTTACACCACCGCTTCCTAAAATTTTTAATGTTTCTCCTAAAGGTATAGTAGTTACTGTAGATGTTGTATCTACAAATTTTGTAGAAGAATTTGTTAAAGAAGAATTGGCAATATTTGATAGTGTGTTTGTAGAACCACTTATACTTTTATTGGTTAATGTTTCTGAACCAGCAAGTGTAGCTAAGTCAGCATCAGATACAGCTGTATTAAATTGTGCTATAGTGCCAGTAACAGCATTTGTTGTTAACGATATAGATTTATTTGTTAAAGTGTCTGTTGTTGCTCTGCCAACTAAAGTATCTGTTGATATAGGAAGTGTTATTGTTCCTGTATTAGAGATTGATGAAATAATAGGAGTTGTTAAAGTTTTATTTGTTAAAGTTTCGGTTCCTGTTAATGTTGCAAAATCTCCATCACTTAATGCTGTATTAAATTGTGCTGTAGTGCCAGTTAATGTATTAGAAGTTAAATTTAATGTTTTATTTGTTAAAGTAACTGCGTTAGTGTTTGTAGTTATTGTTGTTGCGCCTGCTAATAAATTTAATTCAGTAGGTGTAGCAGTAAGTGTAATTGATGTACCATTACCAATGGCCGAATAGATTTCATTAAAGTTAGCATTTATAATTGTACCGCCGGCACGTAGATTTGTACCTGTTCCATCGTTTTGTACAGAACCTATATTAAGAATTTGTTTAGCCATTGATTAATCTTTTCTTATATTTATACATATATTAAGGTGTTGTGTCATCAAAAGTTATAGGGTTTCCATCATTATCTAAAGTTTGGTCAAAAGTAG